CCCAAAATAGACCAGTACAACTCAGTCACAGCCGAACTAGAGAAATGTGTAAATCAGGCTAAATATATGCAAATTAAGGGATTCAATAATGAAACTGCAAGAACTATCGGCTCCAACGCCAAGTAAGCAAATAGCCAAAGTATTCGAAAGTTACTTTGGTAACCGCATTAGTTTTGACCAATTAACACGTGGTCAAACTCGAGCAATGTTGGGCAAAGTGCGTGGCATCTTAGGCGAGCACCGCAAGACTTCTGCACGTCACAGTAGTGAGCAAGATCCACGTTATCTGCAATTGGTAATGATGGAACAGGCATTGAGCACACGTTTGAAAGAAAACGTCATGCCTCCTACACCAGGTTCTACACCTGCTCCTGGCGCAGCTCCTGCTCCTGGCGCAGCTCCTGCCCCCACAGCCGGCGCCGCCCCTAAAGATCCTAAACTGGCTGCCGCACTCAAGAAGTCTGCTGCTGGACAGTCATTGAATCCTGAAGAACAAAAGCTAGTGGCTGGCGCCGCAATGATGCAAGCCGAAAGCCGCTTCCGTAGAATGGCACGTCGCCTGAACGAAAGCGAAATCCAACAAGCTCAAGTTGTGTTGGCCGCACAAGACATGGTTGACAAAATGCAAGCCATGTTGGAAGATGTGAGTGAACTGCAATTCAAAGAACTTCCAGCTCTAGTTGACTCAATCAAGAATCAAGTTGGTGTTGACCAAGCCGCACAATTCAATGCAGATGCCACAGCCGCTCTAACAGGCCTGTTGCAAAATATTCAAGGTGCCAAGCAACAACTTGACGCCGCATTGAATGTGGTAACTGGTGTTGCTCCTGCCGGTGCCGCAGCCGCTGGCGCTATGGGTGCCGACATTGCTGCAGGCGCAGGCGACATGGCCGCCGCAGGTGCTGACATGGCAGCCGCTGGCGCTATGGGTGCCGAAGCTGGTGCTGGTATGGGTGCAGATGCTGCATTGGATGCCGCAGCCGCCGACGCTGGTGCTGAACCTCCTGCTGCCGCGCTGGGCCGCGCCAAGAGATAATGAAAATATTTGAAGTTGACAGTAGCATGGGAATGGCGCCCGCGCCTAACCCAGCGCAACTGTCGGGCCTGGTACAGTTTCTCAATGGTCGTGCCACAGATACCAATGCCAAAAAAGAAATCAGCCAGGATGCATTCATCAAACTGGCCAATGATTTGGAAATCAACATCACTCCCCAAAATCTAGCCGATGTTGTGAGCCAAGAGCCACTCAGTAACCTTTTGGAACCCATGGATCCAAACACAGGCATGTTGCTGTTCAAAGGTGCTGGGCAACCAGATGTGGCCATGCCAGTAAACAAAGCACAAGACATTGTGGCCAGTGCTGCCAAATCAGCAATGAACAAAGACCGCGGAGTCTAATCAAACCTGTCAACCAAAGGTTGACATAAAACGTTAAATATAGTATACTCTACTATAGGAGGCGTATTATGAAAAAAGCTGTAATTTTTGTTTTGATGAGTGCGTTGGCCAGTACCAATGCATTGGCCTGGGGCGACCGTGAACAAGGCGCACTGGCAGGCATGGCAGCATTGTGGGCTTTCCAAAGACTCAACCAGGTTGATGCTCCTCCTCGAGTGGTTTACACACAGCCACAAACAGTGTATGTTGAACGCCCTGTGGTTGTACACCCTCAAGTGGTTGAATATCAACGCCAACAGTGTAGCCCTTGGGTCGAAACCCGAAACTGGGACGGCACTGTGACTAGATCTAGAACTTGTAACTACTGATATGGTTAGCACAAGGATGAAACTATCCGATATAGAAATGTTACAAATTGAACCATCTAGTTATTGCAACGCTAGATGTCCGCATTGTCCTAGATTTGATTGTATCGAACATGATGTATTTGAAAGTACCGGTACACTACATCCTGACTTGAAACAAGGTCATATGGATATCAATGCAATTATAGAAAATTTGCAAGTGGATCAATTGAGTTCGTTAAAGTATGTAGTACTAGAAGGCGACAAAGGTGATCCGTTAATGCATCCAAATATTGAAAAATTTATTGAAATTTTTTCTAATTTACCAAGTGAGCCGTTGATAATATTAAACACCAATGGTAGCATAAGAAATACAGTATGGTGGCAAGATCTTGCAAAAAAACAGTATAGACTCAAAGTAGTTTTTAGTATCGACGGGTTAGCTGACACTAATCACTTGTATAGAGTTGGATTAGACTACAATAAAATTATAAACAACGTCAATGCATTTATTGCAGGCGGAGGCTATGCAGTATGGAAAATGATTGTGTTTGCCCATAACGAACATCAAATTGATGAAATAAAAAAATTTAGTCAAAGCATTGGTTGTAGTGAATTCTCTTTAAGACAGGCAGATCGGACAAGATTTAAAAACTTAAATAAATGGCCAGTTAAGATTGATGGAAAATTATCTCACTATTTGGAAGTTCCTAGAGAAGATAGGGGTCACACTACTGATTATGTTTTTAAAAAAACAGACAATATGATTCCATCGCGCCGACTTAATATTGCCAATCGAGTATGTCCAAACTTAGCTAAAGGCCAGCTTTATATTACTCATCAAAATTATGTATTACCTTGTTGTATGATGCATTTTGTTACAGAACATAATTACTTTGGCAAAGATGATTTTTTAAAATTGGCCGGAGATGTAGAAAAGCATAGTTTAGTATCCAACACATTAGAGTCTATTTTACAGAATCAATTTTTTTTAAAAACACTAGTGGACAGTCTAAAAACTAACAATCGCCACCATATTTGCAATGGGTGTAATCAGCAAATAAACAAGAATTTATTAAATTTAGTAAAAGGATAATATGGCATACTCAGAAAAAGTAATTGATCACTATGAAAATCCACGTAATGTGGGTAAATTTGAAATTGACGATTCAATCGGTACAGGCATGGTAGGAGCACCTGCTTGCGGCGACGTGATGAAACTTCAAATCAAAGTAAAAGATGGCATTATTACGGACGCAAAATTCAAGACCTACGGTTGCGGCTCGGCAATTGCTTCAAGTTCACTCATCACCGAAATGGTTAAAGGAATGTCGCTCGACGCCGCAGGAGCGATTAAGAATTCAGAGATTGCTGAAGAGCTCGCCCTCCCGCCAGTCAAGATACATTGTTCAATCTTGGCCGAAGACGCGATCAAAGCCGCGGTAGAAGACTATCGCAAAAAGCATGATCTCGTTCACTGACACAGCACGAAACAAAATACAAAAACTAGTCACAGCCAAAGGCTACGCTGGCATTCGGCTTGGGGTTAAAACCACAGGTTGCTCGGGACTTGCTTATGTTTTAGAGTATGTTCGAGAATACACACCCGAACAGTATGTTATCAATTATGCACAACCTGAGTTTGTGGTACTGGTAAATCAAAAAGATGATGTATACCTACAGAACATGACAGTGGATTATGTGCGCCAAGGCCTTAACGAAGGTTTTGAGTTTAGCAACCCAAACGAACGTGACCGTTGTGGTTGCGGAGAAAGTTTTAGAGTGTAGTTGACAACGGGACTATAATAGTCTATAATTGACTATAATTATGTATAATCCAAAATTTGATTACCAGCCCATTCCTAGAGTTACAATAGAGGGCAAGCGTTACTACGCCACCCCTGACGGACAAAACTTACCGTCGGTAACTACAATCCTTGACAAAACCAAGAGCGAAGCCAGCAAAGCAGCCCTACACAATTGGCGTCGATCAGTGGGCGAAGCCAAAGCACAACAGATCACAACTGAAGCAGCCAACCGTGGCACACGCATGCACACGTACCTGGAACGTTATATCAAAGAAGGTGCTATCCCACCGCGTGGATCCAATCCTTTTTCGTGGCCCAGTCATATCATGGCAGAAACTGTGATCCGAGACGGACTTAAAAATGTCAATGAATTCTGGGGAATTGAAGTTCCTTTATACTTTCCCAGCGTATATGCAGGCACCACAGACGGTGCAGGTATACACCTAAATGAAGAAGCCATATTAGACTACAAACAAACCAACAAGCCCAAAAAGCGCGAGTGGATCGACGACTACTTTGTACAACTGTGTGCCTACGCAGAAGCACACAATGAACTACACGGCACACGCATACGCAAAGGTGTAATTTTGATGTGTGTCAAACCCGATCTAGATGAGCAACACAATATTGTTGGGACGCCCCAGTACCAGGAGTTTGTGCTGGAAGGCGCAGAATTTGAAAAATACCGCAACTTGTGGTGGAAAAAGGTCGAACAGTACTACATGCTAAATATGTGATATCCAAAGGACAATCACTGTGGCAATTGTACAAATATC